TTTATCGCTTTCTAAATTTTTGTTAAATAAATAATAAACTAAAAATTTTTGTTTTAATTCGAATTCATTTAATAATAAATTATCTTCTTGAAAATTCTTAAAAATATTAGAATTGTAATCTTTGTGTAGATAGTAAAAACGATCCGCATGATTGAATCTATTATGTTCACTGTAAGAATCATCATCATTAATTCCCATCATTAATTGATGACAATAGATTCTTTCATAATTTGTATCTTGTAATAATTTAAATTGAAATGTCAAATTTGGATATTTAATGCGAATTGTTTCAACTAATTCATTCAAATCATTCATATTATTATTGTACCTATGAAGAACAAAAGTAATGCGATTACCAGAATTTAAATAATTTTTAAAATTATTAATTCTATTTTGGTATCTTGTAATAAAATGTTCATAATTATTTACAACAAAATGGTTACTACCTAATTCCCAGCATTGACTAATGTATAAATTGGCATGTCCTGGACTTTCATGATTAAATAAAAATCTATATTTTTTATTATAAATCCATTTTTCATTTGTACCATACATTGTTTTTAGTTCAAGGTAATTAGGATCACAAAAAAATGCAAAATCATCTTTAATGCATTCTATAACCCCTTTATAATTACTCATCATTATGTCAAATGGGCAAGTGTTATAACCGGTTTCTTTCGACACATTATATTTAGAATTTATGTGAATGAGACTATCACACAGAAATCCTAAAGATATTGGAATTGTTGTCATATATAGTATAGTAATATTATAAGTTATTTAATTTTTTTTTAAATTCATTAAATTTGGTTCCGTCTGCATTATAATTTGGATTATATCCAGATAATGTGTCAATCTTGTATTCAAAAGTAAAAGGTTTATTATTTGATAATTTTTGTATAAATTCAACTAATGTTAAATCATCATCTCCCACAAAATTAAAAATGTCAACACCAACTTCCATATTAGTTACAAGAAATACAATTCGTTTTGCCATTTCTGTTATGTCTAACCAACGTTTTGTAGTTGTATTCGTTAAAATAAAATGTGGAATTTCTTCCGTCTCAAACTTTTTTTGAATAATTGAAGGAAAACGTTCAGGTTGACAATGTGGACCATATGTATTTAATAATCTTATTATAACACATGATATACCATAAGAATGAAAATAAGCAGAACACATGTGTTCACCTGCAACTTTAGATGCTCCGTACATATTTCTTGAAATCAACATGTCTTTTTCATTACTTTTACTTGTAGAATACCCATATACTTCACAACCGCTTAAAAAAATTATTTTTTTACAATTATTTTTACGTGCAAATTCTAATATATTGAATGTGGGTATAATATTGTCATTCAATGCAAAATTCGGATTATCAATACATGATTTTGATGAAGAATTTGCTCCAGCATGTATAATAATATCAAACTTCTCATCAATATTAAGATTATAAATTTTTTGAACAATTTTAGGAATTTTATCTTCATTTTTGTTTATTAAACATATCACCTCCCATGTTGTATTCATTATTATTTCATTTAAAATATTAATTCCAACAAAACCATTTGCTCCAGTTAAAAGTATTTTCATTATACATTATATTAAACAAAAAAATAATAAACATCTAATTTATAATGGAATCAAAAATTGTTTTATATAAGGGGGTTTTTTGGCCAAAAAATGAACAAAATTTTGAAATAACACCTGATTATGCCCCACATAGTACAACTGCGTATCAATTAATGGAAGTTCACAATAATTTTCCAAATGATACTGTAAAATATTGCAATAAATTTGATGTAATGGTTCAAGCAGGCGGAAATGTAGGTTTTTATGTAAACCAATTTTCTAAAATATTCAAAACTGTTTATACTTTTGAACCAATGCCTTTATTATTTTATTGTCTAAATTTAAATGTTACGTCGGAGAATGTTTACAAATTCAATTGTTGTTTAGGAAATACAAATGAATGTGTTAGTATGAATGATGCAACTTTGACACTTGGTCATGGAGGTTCTCATGTAAATTTAAACAGTGAATTGCATAATAGAAAAACCCCAACAATTAAAATTGATAATTTAAATTTACAAATTTGTGATTTAATACAATTAGATTTAGAAGGGTATGAATTTAATGCATTATTAGGCGGAATTGAAACGATAAAAAGGTGCAAACCTGTAATTATAGTTGAAAAGTTTGATGCTTGGGCGGCAAGATACAATTCAAGTTTATCTAAAGTTGAAGAATTATTAAATACATTAGGATATATATATGTTGATACTATTGCAAATGGTGATAATGTATTCAAGTATAATAATAAATTTTGAAAAATGTAATATTGTATTCCATTTATCAATAAGCACAAACCACTAGGAGTTATAAATTTTAAAAATACATTTTCAACAAATTGTATTTTTATTACCTATTATGCTGCCAAATATTATGTATATTTTTCAATAAAAATTATTTTAATTTTTAATATGGGTTGGGTTTACTACTAGTTTTTATTGAATGCAAGTTCAAACATTAAATAATAAAATGTTTTTACTTATATATGTATCATGATTTAACTTTAAGAGATGGCTCACATGCAATTGCACATCAATTAACTGAAGAAATGATAAAAACACATTGCATTTTTGCAGAAGATGCAGGATTAGAAGTCGTAGAAATTGGTCATGGAAATGGTATTGGTGCATCATCAATACTTATAGGCAAATCTTTATTAACTGATTATGAAATGATTTCAATTGCTAAAAAGTATTTAAAAAATACAAAATTATCTGTACATATTATTCCTGGGCTGGCAACCATAAATAATGACATAGATACAGCAATTTCATTAGGAGTTGATATTTTCCGCATAGCATGTCATTGTACAGAAGCATCTGTAACCAAAACACATATAGAATATTTATCAAGCAAAAATAAAACCGTGTATGGAGTATTAATGATGTGTGCAACATGCTCAGTAGATGTTTTGTATGAACAAGCAAGTTTAATGAAATCTTATGGTGCAAGTGCAATAATTATAATGGATTCATCTGGTTCTTTTTATCCAGATGATGTTTCTAAAATAATTGAAACACTTATTAAATTAAATATTAAAATCGGGTTTCACGGACATAATAATTACCATTTAGCAGTTGCAAATTCATTATCTGCAATAAAAAGCGGAGCTTCTATAATAGATGTAACAATTAAAGGTTTTGGTGCTGGTGCAGGAAATACACCATTAGAAATAATGGCATTTTTACATGAAACCCCAAATATTAATAAAAATAAAATTATCGAATATTGTGACAATTCTAATATTTTTACTCCGTCAATTACAAAATCAATTCATTTATTTACTGCGAAACATAAATTATTTAGTGGTTTTGAAAGACATATACTTATTGCATGCAAAAAATTTAATATTTCTTATATAAAATTAATAGAAGAAATTTCTAAAGAAAATATTGTTGCTGGTCAAGAAGATTTAATTTATGTTATAGCTAAATCCTTGATATAACTTCAGATTTTTTAGAAATATTATCACCCATAATTTGTTTTATAATATTGTATTCAATAAGTGGCGACATTTCTTCTAATGGCGGTGAAAAAAAATTGTTACAATTATCAGACAAACCTTTAACTTTGGGTATTAAATCTTGATTCGGGTTCATGAATATTTCACATATAGACGGACCGTCTATCTCCATAAATTCTGGAAATAAATTTTCAAATTCATTCCACGATTGAATTCTATATTTACTGTATCCAAATGCATCGGCTAATCGAATGTAATCTGGTAAAATTAAACCGGTATTTGAATCAACTGAATTATAAGTTCCATTGAACAACATTTTTTGTGTATGTTTAATCATTAAATAACCATCATTGTTAAATATTACAATTTTAATTTTCAAATTGTGTTGTATTATTGTTTGTAATTCTTGTAAATTCATCATCATACTTCCATCACAATTTAAACATAGTACTTCGCGCCCATTTCCAGCAAACGCTGCACCTATTGCTGCTGGAAGTCCAAACCCCATTTCCCCTAACCCATATGATGAAAACATTGTATTATATTTTTTTAGTTTAATTGCTTGATGGCCCGATAATAATGCGGTTCCCATATCAGTTACAATTATTTGATCATTTTTTAAATAATCTGATATTTTATCAATTATTTTATATGAATTTGGAAATGTATCATCTACATGTGAATTTTCAATAATAGGAAATTGATTTTTTAAATCATTGCATTCATTTAACCATTTGTCATTTGTATATGTTACATTTTGCAATTGTTTTAAAAATTCATTGCAATCTGTATTAATGCATGAATGTGCAAAACTTTTGAATTCAGTAGGATCAATGTCTACCATTACAATGTGACTATTTCTTGCAAATTCTTTAAAATCGTAACCTGTTTGAGGAAGAGTTAATCTACTGCCTAATACTAATAATAAATCTGATTTTTGTAAAATAAAATTTGCAGAACGTTGACCATATACTCCAGGACGTCCAAAAAATAATGGGTCATCATTTTTCAAAATATCAATACCTGACCATGTTAAAAGAACTGGAATTTGAATATTATTTATTATTTCTTTAAATAAATCAACCGAATTTGATAGTTTTATTCCATTTCCGGCTAAAATTACTGGTTTTGTAGAGTTATGTAGAAGTTCTATTACATTTGATATTCCATTGTTTACTATTTTAGGATTATATAGATTCCATTTACGCATGTCAATATTCATTGATTGAATGTCAAATGGAATATCTAATAGTCCTGGTCCTTTTCGACCGTTGATAATGCATGAATATAATTCTTCAAGATTTTCTTGAATTGTTGTAGCATTTGTTATTATTTTTGAATATTTGGAAGTTTTTGAAACCATATGAACAATATCAAGTCCTTGTGTTCCATACATCCTACGATTACTATGTTCAGAAACATAATAAGAAGCCTCTTGACCCGATAATACAATTACTGGAATAGAATCCGCCCATAAACTGACTATTCCTGTAATAGCATTTGTAGCTCCTGCTCCAGCTGTTACAAGTGCAACGGATAATTTACCAGATGTTCTAAAATATGCACCAGCTGCCATAACCGCAGTTTGTTCGTGATGAACATTTATTATTTTAATATTATTTTTAGCGAATGAATCATATAATTTAGAATTCGCTGACCCAATAATTCCAAATACAGTATCAATTTCTTTTTCTTTCAAGAAATTCGCAATTATATCACACACCTTCATTTTATTAAACTATTATATTTTATTTAAGTTTTTTTAATAAAAAATTTATTTTTTATACAAATCTGCATGTATTTGTTTTAAGGCATGTATAGCAGAACAATTTATTATATCTAAGTTCCCATAATTTTGAGATATATAATCTCCTGAACCTATCACATTTATATGAATCATTAATAAATTTGATGAATATTGGATTGGTTCACTAACAATGTAATTTGGTATGTAATTATTAATAGTTTTAACAAAATCCTTAAAATCACAAAATTCACTTTGACTTTGTGTAGAAATATATATAGTTGTTTTCATAATACACGATTTTGAAGGATTTAAATTTAATATAACCTTATTATTATTTATCCCTGTAATTTTACTTATTGCGTATTGTGTTGTTTCGATATATTTATCAATATTAACTCTTGTTGCCATTCCAGCACTTTCACTTGAAATTTGGGTTACTACTTCAATATATTCAATAAATTTTAAATTATTTTTCATATAAAATAAAATAGGTAAACAGGATTGAGCACCACAGGTGATCATATTTAAATGATGTTTATCACATAAAGTAATATTAGGGACATACATATTACCTAAATTTGATGGTGTTAAATCAATTATTGCAATTTGTTGTTCCTTGAATACATTGTTATTAATAATTGCAGATGAAGCATCAGTGCAATCAAATACTACATCGCAACACTTAGGATTATCAATAAAAAAATTAATACTTTTTTCTGAAAAAATTATATCATTTGACAAAACCATGTCAGAAATCTCTTCTTTCATAATTTTTCTTCTTCCAACAAAAGCTACAATTTTTACAAATTGTAGCTTTGACAACTTACATAATAAATCCTTTCCGATTTGTCCAGTTCCAATAATTGATACTTTCATATATAATATAATTATTTTATATTACATTTATAATATTTATATTCTATTAAATTAATTTTATTTATCTAATATATCATGTCAGAATTAAGAAGAAAAATTTGGTATGCCCCAAATAAAAAAGAAGCATATGGTGATGATGAGATTAAAGCAGTTGTTGAATGTTTAAATGATGGATGGCTTGCAGGATTTGGACCAAAGTCTATTGAGTTTGAAAAAGAAGTTTCTGGACTATTTAGTAAAAAACACGGATTATTTGTAAATAGTGGTTCTTCTGCAATAATATTAGGGTTAAACTCCTTAAACTTGGAGGAAGGAGATGAAATTGTCACTGCTGCTTGTACATTTTCAACAACTATAGCTCCAATTATTCAATGTAAATTAAAACCAGTTTTTTGTGATGTTGAAATAGGAACATACGTTCCATCTCCAGAACAAGTTGCAGAGAAAGTGACAGATAAAACAAAAGTGATTTTATTACCAAATTTGATTGGCTCTAAACCAGATTGGGCTAAAATTAGAGAATTAATTGGTCCTGATATTATATTATTTGAAGACTCTGCAGACACTATCACTTCTACTCCTGAGACGGATGTTGCTATTACAAGTTTTTATTCAAGTCATTTAATTACTGCTTGTGGATCAGGCGGAATGTTATTGGTCAACGATGAAAAATATTTAAAACGGGCCACTATGTTTAGAGATTGGGGAAGAATTGGCGATAATTCAGAAGATGTGAAAACACGTTTTGAGTACAGTATTGATGGAATTCCATATGACTATAAATTTTTGTATGGCGCAGTTGGTTATAATATGAAATCATCAGAAGTAAACGCTGCTTTTGGATTGGTTCAAATTTCAAGGCTTGAAGAAATTAGGCATAAAAGAAGAACTATTTTTAATAGATATATTGAAAATTTGAAAGATGTTCCAGAAATTGTATTGCCCGTAAATACTTTTAATACAGATTGGTTGGCAATTCCTTTTATGACAAAAGAGAGAATGAGTTTATTAACATTTTTAGAGGAAAACAACATTCAAACACGAGTATGTTTTGCTGGAAATGTAACAAGACATCCAGTTTATCGTGAATATTTGCAAGAATTCGCAAATTCAGATAAAATTATGGCACAAGGATTTTTGTTAGGTGCGCATCATGGTATGACAGTTGACGATTGTGATTATGTCTGTGACAAAATCAAGGAATATTTTGCGAATCATTAACTTCACCTATTG